GTAAGGCAAAAGAACTAATGACCAAAATCGTTACTGCAATGTATTCTGGTGATTATTATGACAATAGTGATGCAATGACGGATTATTTCGACACCGCTTACTACGCTCATATCAATGTTGGCAAGTGGAACAAACCTTTTGTTGTTACCGCTTGACAAACACCACATGGTGTGTTACCATGTATCTCTTAGTTAACTCTTTTTAAGGAAATTTATTATGACTAAATCTGTTCAACAATACACGAAGATTTTTGAAGTTTTGCAAAATGCAAAGGCTCCCGTTCCTGTTAGCACTATCAAAGCAATTGATGGTATCGTTGCGACTCGCCTTTCCACTTATCTGTGGGAAATCAAGAAAAACACGGGCTTTGCTGTTCGTGCCAATCGTGATGGTCGCACCGTTGTAAGCTATGAACTCGTTGGTAGCGGTACTGCGCCTGTTGCAAAACCTGCTAAAGTAATGGCAGTTAAGCCTGCCAAAGCGCCTGTAGTTAAGGCGACAAAGCCCGTAAAGGCTAAGGCAGTAAAAGCGCCTGCGGTACCTGCTGGCGATTCTCTTGATGGCATTATGAATGCGATGGCTAAGTCTTCTAAGAAACCCGTTGATTTGTTGGATGAAATTGATACTACTATAGAAGATTTTGAAGATCGTGCATATGCAAGTGAATACGTTAAGACAATGTGATGATGTGACTATTATGGATGATGTTGCACCACCAATAGAGCAATTCATCCTTGAAGCATGGGACTCTGGCATGACAGGTGACGAAGTGATTAACTATGTTTGTTACATGTCAAGCCGTCCCAGATTTGAAGTTGAAGATGTGCTAAACAACCTAATTCGGAGAATGAGCGAATGAAACTCTCTCTATACGAAAAACTATTACAGTACGACTGGTTCTATAAGCTGATACTACAGTTTACTCTTATGGAGTATTTTGTAATCATGCTTGTAATTGGAATGATTATATGGCTATAACTAAAATTTACTTAGACATGGATGGTGTGCTTTGTTCGTTTAATGGACGGTATGAAGAACTATTCAACGAAAGCCCTGGTACATCTAGAGATAGAAAAAACTTTTCTCCGAATTGGAAAACTTTTATTGAAGGCAAAAACTTTGCCACATTAGATTGGAACCCTGGCGGACAAGAACTATTAGCATACGTAAAAACTATTCCTAATGTAACAATTGAAATTCTATCATCTAGCGGTGGACTAAAACACCATGATGAAGTGACGGCACAAAAGATTTCTTGGTTATGTGAACATGGTATTCCATACAAAGCAAATATTTGTCCTGGTAGTAAACTTAAGGCAGAATATGCCGACCCATCTATTGTATTAGTTGACGATACTGATTACGTCATTGACGGATTTGTAAATGCTGGTGGAATTGGCATTCTACATAAAGATGTATCAGAGACTATACAAACATTAAAAAGACTACTACAATGAAAATTGCTATTACATCCGATGTTCACCTAGAATTTGGTGACTTGTTTTTGAAAAACGAAGAAAACGCTGACGTATTAATACTGTCTGGCGATATTTGCGTTGCATCCGATTTTAGTGATGCTGACTATAGCATTTTAAAAGATGGCAGAAGTCAACGTTATGTTGACTTTTTTGTCCGTTGTGCAAATGAATTTGATAATGTAATTTACATTGTAGGAAACCATGAACACTATCATGGAGACTTTGCCGAAACGATTCCGATTCTACGAAAGCACTTGGGACACATTGAGAATCTACACATTCTCGACAAAGAACATGTAGTCATTGATGATGTTACATTCATTGGCGGTACATTGTGGACTGATATGAATGCACAAGACCCTGTGACACTTGCACACATTCGTGGTATAATGAATGATTTTCGCATTATTGAAAACAGCAATGAAATGGTTTCGTACCGAACATTTGAGGTGAATGAAGAAGACACTCAGATTCCTACGTTTCGTAAACGTCCAGCTAGATTCACACCAGAAGATACTGTACAGGATCACAAAAAAATGTTACAATACATTAATGTAACAAGTGAGCCTCTCGGTAAGTATGTTGTCGTTGGGCATCATGCACCTAGCAAAGCATCTACACATCCACGTTATCAGACTGAAGTGATTATGAATGGCGCATATAGTAGCCGTTTAGATGATTTCATTTTGAATCATCCACAAATCAAATTGTGGACACATGGACATACGCATGAAGACTTTGATTACATGATTGGCACTACTAGGGTTATTTGTAATCCACGTGGCTACATTAATTATGAAGACCGTGCTGATAATTTCAAACTAAAATACGTGGAGATTTAATGGAAGACTTTGACGAAAACGCACCATTCACAGTTAACTATGAAGTGATTGCGAATGATGATAGTATGCCACCATTCTTGAGAAGCCTTGCATTTGATGTAAGAAAATCTACTTACATGCGACCTGGAGACTTCTTTAAAAAGGCACGTGATTCTGATATTGAGTATATCATGGAATCATTAGATGCGGCATCATTTGATGATACTGGAGAAGACGAAAACGTGACGAATGTTATCCTACTTGCTATCATGTTGTCATCTGCCGAAGGTGTTGAAATTCGAAATGAAGACGATATGCACCAACGGACAAATCAATTAGCTATGATGGCGGCAATGACTTCACTTGCACGGAAGGGTCTAATTCGTGTATACTATGAGAACATGTCGTTCGGTGAAGACATGGGCGATAAACTTGTTGCGGAGAAGATATGAAAACATTTGATACATTTGAAGATGTTGATGGAATGCAAAATTGCATGAAGCGTCCTATTGTTATTCAAGCAAAAAAAATCAATGAAGATTTTCGTGTGAATACACTTGAAGGTAATTACAAGCAAGGCAAAGCTGGTGATTATCTTATGCGTGGTATTGATGGAGAACTTTATATCTGCGATGGTCCAATCTTTGATAAGTCTTATGATTTTGTATGAACATCTTCTATCTCGATCCTAATCCAAAAGTCTGTGCCGAAATGCACTTAGACAAACACGTTGTCAAAATGATTATTGAGTATGCACAACTCATGTCAACAGCACACCGTGTTCTCGATGGCGAACAATATACCGATAAGACTGCTAACAATCGTAGCATTCAACGTTGGCGCATGAACAATGAAATGCTTGAACACGGATTGATGAAAGCGTCACACATTAATCATCCATCGAACATATGGGTTCGTGCAAGCAAAGAAAATTACATTTGGCTTCTGAAGATGTGGCTACATCTACTCGCCGAATATACTCACCGTTACGGCAAACAACACGCATGTGAAAAATATATTGATGTTTTGTATAATGCGCCTAAGAATATTCCTAACGTTGCATTTACTGAACCCACACCTGCAATGCCGGATATATATAAAGTGACGAATGATTCTATCAAATCGTATCAGAACTACTATATACATGATAAGGCTAAATTCGCTAAATGGAAAAACAGAGAAACACCAGAGTGGTTCTTATATGGAGTAAAGAATGCCAACGTACAACTTTCGTCACCGTGAGACCGGTGAGATAATTGAGAAACTTTTTAAAATTGCTGATAAAGAGGAATTCTTAGAACAGAATCCTCAATATGAATCTGTTATGCTAGGCGCCCCATCATTAGGCGATCCAGTTCGATTGGGTATTCGAAAGCCAGACAATGGATTTAGAGAAGTCCTAGCAAAGGCTAAAGAAGCACACCCAAGAGGCGATGTTAATACATTCTAATAATGGGGATACACTACACCACAAGTAAAAGGGCTCCAATGGCAAGAAAATCGGCAGTCGCAAAAACGGCTAATACTGAACCTGACATTCCATCAACACCAAAACTTAAAGCTGTTAATAACACGCTGAGACTCAGACTAGATGATTTAAAAACTTTTGATCCTTTAACACACAATCAAAAACTCTTTTTCGATGCATACAAACGTGGTGACTATTTTGTAGCACTTCACGGTGTAGCAGGTACAGGTAAAACATTCTGTGCATTGTATAAAGCAATTGAAGAAGTAATGGATAAATCAAATCCATTCAACAAAATCATAGTAGTACGTTCTGCTGTACAGTCACGTGAGATTGGACATTTGCCAGGTGACGTAAATGAAAAGATGGAAATCTATCAACAGCCATATCGTCAAATTTGTGAAACTCTATTTGGTCGCAAAGACGCATGGGATAGATTAGAAGAACAAGGACACATTGAATTCATTTCTACATCATTCATTCGTGGTATGTCATTCGATGACGCTATCATTATTGTAGATGAAATGCAGAATTTGACGTTTGAAGAAATCGACACCGTTATGACACGTGTTGGTTATCGTTCAAAAATTATTTGGTGTGGTGACTATAGACAGACAGATTTGAACAAGAAGAAAACAGACGTTACTGGTATTCTTAAATTCTTTGACATTGCATATCACATGAATGCATTTACAAAGATTGAGTTTACTGTAGATGATATTGTTCGTTCTTCTTTAGTTAAAGACTATATTCTCGCAAAATTACAGTATGAAGACGGCACGGAGAATGCTAAATAAAATATCATTATAATTACAGGATTATGCGAAGTGAACTTTAAACACATTGGATGCGATATCGACTATGATTTGGAAACTGAGACAGTAGACGGCAAACGTTTTTATAAAACGCCAGAAGGATTACTATATCCCTCTGTTACTACCATTACA